AAGGGGCTGCGCTAGTGGTCGATTTTAAATACAAGCCAGATGGCGCTGTTCTCAAAAGCTTTATGAAAGACAATACTTTCTTTCGTGGCATTCGAGGACCAGTAGGGTCTGGCAAATCAGTGGGGTGTTGCATTGAGGTATTTCGCAGAGCTTTGGAACAAGAAAAAGCCCCAGACGGAAGAAGAAAATCCAGATGGGCTATTATACGAAACACAAACCCACAGTTACGAACTACAACTATTAAAACATGGCTTGACTGGTTTCCAGAAAATGACTGGGGAAAGTTCACTTGGTCAGTCCCATACACCCACAACATCAAAAAAGGTGAGATAGAGCTTGAGGTTATCTTCTTAGCATTAGATAGACCAGAAGATGTTAAGAAGCTTCTATCATTAGAACTAACAGGGATATGGATTAATGAAGCTAGAGAAATTCCTAAGTCTATTATTGATGCTTGTACCATGCGTGTTGGTCGTTATCCTTCTATGCGTGATGGTGGGCCTAGCTGGACTGGAGTTATAGCAGACACCAATGCTCCAGAAGAAGATCACTGGTGGCCTATTATGTCTGGAGAAGTACCAGTCCCAGATCATATTCCAAGAGAACAGGCTAAGATGTTAGTAAAGCCTGACAACTGGGAGTTCTTTACTCAGCCATGCGGGATGCTCGAAGTTAAAGACGAAGACGGTGAGATAGCTGACTACAAAGCAAATGATGCTGCCGAAAACAAAAAACACATGCTTGGTAACTATTATGACAATTTAGTAAGAGGTAAAACAAAAAGCTGGATTGATGTCTATGTTATGAATAGGCTTGGCACTATCCAAGACGGAAAGCCGATATACCCAATGTTCGCAGCAGAAGTACACATAGCCAAAGAAGAAATAGCGGTAGCCGCTGGTGTGCCGCTATACGTTGGCTTGGACTTTGGGTTGACTCCAGCTGCAACTCTTGGACAAAAGATCAGAGGTCGCTGGCTCGTCCAGTCGGAGATAGTGGCTTTTGATATGGGGATTGTTAGGTTTGCTGAAGTATTGCGTGAAGAAATTTCCTCCCGATTTTCTCAAGCATCTGAGGTATTTATATATGGCGATCCTGCTGGGGATTTTAGAGCGCAGACGGACGAAAGTACCCCTTTCCATATCTTGCGCGGTGCTGGCTTGAGGGCATTCCCAGCCCCTTCGAACTCTGTAGATCTTCGGTTGGAAGCTGTCTCTTCCCAGCTAACTAAGATGGTCGAGGGCAAGTCAGCATTTATAATTGATAGAAGATGCCAGCAGTTAATCAAAGGATTTGAAGGTGGGTATCAATACAAACGTATGGAAGTGTCTGGTGAGCGTTATGCTGATAAGCCTGATAAAAATATGTACTCTCATATTCACGATGCTTTACAATATATGATGTTAGGCGCTGGTGAAGGTAGAGCTTTACTTAATAGCCAAAAACCAGCTAGACCTGTTATAGCTGGAAGAAACTTTGATGTTTTTAAAAAACAACCGCACAAACAAAGAAGACAAGGGCTTTGGGCAAGAATGTAATTGTGCGTTGCAAAAAATGTTTTTCTCTGATTTGGAGAAAATAGCAAAGGAGAAATACAATGTGTTTTAAAAAAGCAAAACCTGACCCAATAATTGAAGAAGAACAAGAAAAGCAAGAAGAAGAAGTAGAAGCTCAAAAAGTAGAAGAGATTGAAGAAGCTGAAGAAGTTAGAGAAGAAGAGCTTGAAAAAGAAAAGAAAGAAAGTGCTACTGTAAAAGATATAGTAGAAAAGCAAGAGAAACAGGAAGAAAGACAAAATGAGCTTGATAAGCCTGTTGGCTCTGAAGTTACATCTACTGGCATTCCTAAAGAAGAAGTAAAAGAAGAAATCAAAAAGGAAGCAAAAAAAGCAAAACCTCTTGATGTAGCTGAAGGTGCAACAAAAGCCACATCAGAAGCAGCAGCTGGTAGAGGCAAGAAAAGATCTAAAAGAAGTGGAAAGGGTAGAAGAAGTCTACTTACCTCTTCATCTGGTGGAATGGGATATTATAGTAGGTTTTTATAATGATTACAGATCCAATCGCAAAAGAGTATCTTAAACGGTATGAACGAGCAAAAGCAAAGAGAACAAACTTTGTTGATGTTTTTGAAGAGTGTTATGAATATGCGTTACCTCAACGTGAGTCATTTTACTATGAAGTTTCTGGTCAAAGAAGAGATGATAAGATCTTTGATGAGACAGCCGTTGTAGGTGTTCAAGAGTTTGCTTCTCGATTACAGTCTGGTCTTGTACCAAACTTTGCTCGATGGGCAGATCTAGCGGCTGGGTCTGAAGTGCCAAAAGATCAGAGAGAATCTGTTAACAATGATTTAGATGATGTTACAGAATATGTCTTTGAGGTTTTGCAAAACTCAAACTTTGCTCAAGAGGTTCATGAATCATTTATGGACTTAGCTGTTGGGACTGGTATCTTAGTATGTGAGGAGGGGGATGCAATAAATCCTATACGTTTCTCTGCTATTCCTTTACCTCATGTTATACTAGATACTGGGCCTGACGACAGAATTGATCATGTGTTTCGAGAAAGAAAACAAATTAGGTATGATCAACTAAAACTACTATATCCTAATGGTACATTTAACGATCAGTTATTAGGATTAATGGCTAATCAATCTGATCAAACAACAACAGTATTAGAGGTTGTTTGCAGAGATTATTCTAAAATAAATCAAGAAGCTTACTTTCATTATGCAATTTGCATGACAACCAAATCAATATTGATGAAAAGAGAAATGTCTGGCGTTGGCTCTAATCCCTTTATTTGTTTTCGTTGGTCTAAATGTGCTGGTGAAGTTTACGGTCGAGGGCCACTATTCAACGCATTAAGCGCAATTAAAACTACTAACCTTACAGTTGAGTTAATACTTGAAAATGCACAAATGTCTATTTCTGGTATCTATCAAATGGAAGATGATGGGGTAGTAAATCCTGATACAATCAATCTCGTTCCAGGGACTATAATTCCTAAAGCTATGGGTTCAGCTGGATTGCAGCCAATACAAGCAGCTGGTAGTTTTGATGTGGCACAACTTGTTCTTGGTGATATGCGTAATAATATTAAGCGTGCTTTGTATAATGATATGCTTGGTGATCCTAATCGAACACCAGCATCTGCAACAGAGATTGCAGAGAGAATGGCAGACTTATCAAGACGTATTGGCTCTGCTTTTGGAAGGTTGCAAATTGAGCTAGTTCAGCCAGTACTTCAGAGAGTTGTTCATATCTTAAAGAAACAAGGAAGACTTGAAGTCCCAACTATTAATGGTCGAGAAGTTAAAATTAAATCTGTTTCACCATTAGCGCAAGCGCAAGCCAATCAAGATATAACTGCGGTGTCACGATTTCTAGAATTATCTCAAAGTGCTTTTGGCCCAGAGGTTATGAACCTTTTAATTAACTCAGAAGAAACAGCTGCATACTTAGCTAAAAAGTTTGGAGTTCCAGATTTTCTAGTGCGAGATTCTGAGGAAAGAAAAGAAATAGTTGAATTTATGAATCAAATGCGGCAAAGTCAGGCGCAAGCACCACAACCTATGGAGTAATGCTTGACCAAAAAAATCAATGTGGGTGTTGATGGGATACAGCGTCCACAAGAAAAAGATCAACAGATTAGCGAGAATATAGCCTCATTATTTGGCTCTGCGACAGGACAAGCAGTTTTGCAATATCTAAGATCAATTACTATTGAAATGGTGAATGGCCCTAATGTAACTACGGAGGAACTGCGTCATATTGAAGGCCAGCGATATTTAGTTGGTTTAATAGAAGCTCGTATGACACATGCACATAAGGTAAAAAATAATGGAAGAAAATCAGACAAGTGAAGCAACAGAAGTTGAGGCTGTAGAGGCACCAGTTTCTGAAGAAGTATCTGACAGACCAGAATGGTTGCCAGAAAAGTTTAATGATCCAGCAGATTTGGGCAAAGCATACAAAGCTTTAGAGTCAAAGCTTGGAGAAAAAGAGAACGATGTTAGAGATCGTTTAATGGATGAGCTAAATCAGCAAGCATCTGAAGGAGTCCCAGCATCTTCTGGAGAGTATGAATTACCTGATTTTGTTGATGAAACTGAAGCTCTTGAAAGTGACATGTTAAAAGAATGGGCTGATCATTGCCATTCTAATGGATATACCCATGAGGAATTTCAAAAGGGTATTGAGATGTATATGAATGGCATGGGTGACGATCCTGACATGGATGCTGAGGCAGCTAGACTTGGTGATAACTCTGATGCCAGAATAGAAGCTGCTTCTCTCTTTGCAAATAAATTCTTTCCAGAAGAAGCTATGCCAGCAATAGAAAGAATGTGCGAAAGCGCTGATGGTATTATTGCTTTGGAATCAATTATGAATGCCATTAAAGAGCCAACACTTGCTGATCAAACAGGCATTTCATCAAACTTCAATGAAGTAGAGCTGACTGAAATGATGAGAGATGAGCGATATTGGTCACCAGCCAAGCGAGATATGAACTTTGTTAAACAGGTAGATGAAGGTTTTAAGAAACTTTATGGATGAAGTGAAGATATTGCAAAGTGGGTCGTACTATATGACCCCCTTTCATGAACATCATATATCTGAGATATATTCCATACTTCACCCAGAAACAGAAAGGGAGCTGTCAAACCTTGGGTATTCTACTATTTTCGAAGCTCTACAAGATCTGCAAAAAGATTCTGAAGTTTACATTGTAAGAGATAAGAACTGGAACATTATGATGGCAAGCGGTGTGTTCTTTTCCGAAGAGCCACCACAATTATTTGCGTTATTTACAAATCATGTCACAAAAAACTTTAAAGGATTGGCACGAGGATCTAAGTTATTAATATCATTTTTAGATCAGTCATATGAAGATTTATCTATGCAAATAGCAGAAGAATATGAGTCAATGTTGAACTG